TTCAAACGCAGACAAATCAATGAGAATTGAAGTCGATGGCCTAACTACTTACTTTTGGATTGATGGCCAAATCGAAGCATCGTGGCCAACCGAAGCAAATTACTTTATTATCAACGTTTTAAACCAACACAACAATGACCAAAATAACGCTTAACGAATACAACAAGGCACTTCTTATCTGCCAACAATACCGGGCGCAGATAGATAGCGAAATCGGGCGCACACCGTTGCGCTCATTTATCGAGTATAACAAACACAGAATGAGCAAGCGGTTGATTAACGTGCTGAACAAAGCAACTGCCAAGTTTGATACCGTTGAGGACTTGACCGAGGGCAAACTGCTAACCGTGCGTGGTTGCGGTCAACTGACAATTAGCGAGTTTAACGCATTAATTAATGAGGTGCTATGATTGATGTGTGGTACTCCCTTGACAACCTTGGCTTGATAGCCGAGTGGTCAGCAGATTGCAGCGAGCTAAATACGCAGCTATTAGATAAGATTTTAACGCACTTTGAGGGTCGAAACTATGTACGCATCACAATGTCGGTTAAACACGTTAACCGTAGCCAAGGTGATGAGCAATGGATTGAGCAGGAATACTCCAACGTGAGTGATGATGCCAAGGCCTTACCTAATGAATTATTTACAGGAATTATTAATCAATTTTATATCTAACCAAAATGAAACATTACAAACTACATTTAGCACTTTCCGACTTATCGGAACACAAGGACATCGAACAATTTGAGTTTAACTCTATTGATGAATTAACGCACAAAATTCTTAATCGCAAAGGATTGCCAGAGAATAGGGTATATTTGTGTGCAGTTCATGATGTGTACGAAGAAGAGTCACTTGAAACACTTGTTACTGAAAACTATTATATAATGAGAGATTTCATTGAAACAATTGATGACCTACCATTAACCAAGACCCCTTTAACCGTTCACGTTCATATGTACGAGTCATACGAGGATGCCTATGCCGTTGCGTTAGATATGCGTGAAGCCAATCCATTATGTTACAATCCACCTATGGAAAAAACTATTGAAATTTCGCAAGATTGCATCGACATCATTAATAACATTCAAAACAACAATAAACACTAACCAAATGAACACAATCACAGGTACAATCCGAGAAATCTACTCAACACAACAAGTAAACGACAACTTCGCCAAGCGTGAGTTAGTCGTAACCGTAGCCGACAAATATCCGCAACACATCACCATTCAGTTCACACAAGACAAATGCACAATGCTTGACAAGTACATGGTTGGTGACAACGTGACCGTGTGCTATAACCTACGCGGCAAGCAATACCAAGGAAAAGATGGCAGCGTTAAGTATTTCAACTCAATTGAGGGTTGGAAGATTGATAGGACAGAGAATGTGCCGTTGTCGGACAAAGGATTGAGTGATGATAATTTATTTTAACCCCCAATAAAAACAAACAAAAACCTATGAACACAAAAACACATTACAAAGTTTTACGCAACCCCAACTACATTGGTGGCTGGGATTTAATCGATGCCGACAAGACCGTAACTATTACCAAAGTAACCAAAGAAATGGTACACGATGGCAAGGGTGGCGAGTCCGAGTGCTGCACCATTCACTTTGCCGAGTGCAAGCCGATGGTGGCTAACGCTACTAACTTGAAGCGCATTGCCAAGCTACACAACTCGCCATTCATTGAGGAATGGATTGGCAAGCAGATAGTGCTTACAACCGAAAAAGTCCGTGCGTTTGGCGAGGTACACGATGCCGTTAGAGTATCAACAAAGCCAGCGACCAAACCGACAATGACTGCCGACACTTTATCGAAAGCCAAGGCGGCAATAGCAGCGGGTTCGGTTACGCTTGATGCCATTAAGAAGAAGTACACTTTAACTGCGGAAATGGAGGCCGAACTGACAAATGGATAAGCTATTCAAAATACATTGCAGCCAAATCGGTAAGATAATGAGCAACTCGCGCACCAAGGGCAAACTATCGCAAACCTGTCAAACGTTCCTGCGCGAATGGTACGCAAATGACCGCGAAGAAATCCGCAGCAAGTACATCGACAAGGGTAACATGGTTGAACTTGATTTGATTGACTTCATGGCCGAGCAGTTGAACCTCGGAATGGCCGAGAAGAATACCATCACGATGCACAATGAGTATGTTGTTGGAACGGCTGATGTTGTGACACGCGACACAATCATCGATGTCAAGGCCGCGTGGTCAATCAAGACCCTACACGATGCCGTTACGAGTGGTATCGACAAGGACTACGAGTGGCAAGGGCGCGGTTATATGATGCTATGGGATAAGCCGAAATTCGTGGTGTTTCACGGATTATTGAACACACCAGAGGAAGCTAACTACGGAGTGGAGGTCAGTTACGATGATATACCTGCGGAACATCGTTGGGTAGCGTATAAGGTGCAACGTGATGTGACCATTGAGCAACAGATAATACAGAGGGTGATTGAGTGTAGGGAGTGGTTAATAAACTATGATAAGTTGGTTCGTGGCAGTATCGGTAAGATACATTGATTGAGTATATTTGCACCGTAGAGTTGCGCCTACAAAAATAAAAATATTACTAACGGCCTTTGTCGATTAGGGGAAGCGCAACCCCCGAAAGACAAGGCCTTATTTTTTTTATATGATATCAATTTTTAAAAGTGCCAAAAGCACGCAATCCGAAAAAAATATTGAAATAGATGCCTACTTTGATGGCATACAAAACGGCCTGTGGCAAGATGAGGTGTTGAACTATCGTGCTGGGCGCACACAAAAAGAGTTGACTACTTGCGTGACAATTTCGGGAGCATTTACGCAAAGAAAAGCCGACAAACTTCTGCAACATTCGGGATTTATTTGTTTGGATATTGATGCCAAAGACCAAATTGCAAGCATTGACATTGAGCGAATAAAAGCAGACATTTATGTGCATGCCGTGCATCGTTCACTTTCGGGAAATGGCTTTGCCGTATTTGTGCGTATAGATGGCGAGCGACACCTTGATGCCTATTTAGGTCTTGAGCATCACTTTATGCTTAACTATTCGATTGTGTTGGATAAAAGTTGCAAGGACACAAGCCGACTGCGTTTCGTTTCGTATGACCCCGACATTTACATCAACAAAAAAGCAAAAACGTTTAAAACCTACTTAAAGAAAAAGGACAAGCCGAAGCCGAAACCTGTTGTGGTTAAAACTGATTTTGATGAAATGGTGGTCAAAGCAGCACCTATGAATTTGTTTGATGAATATGCGGACTACATTCGCCTTGCATTTGCCTTGGCAACGGAATTTAGCGAAAGCGGTCGCAGGTATTTTCATTCGCTTTGTCAAGCATCACCGAAATACAATGAGAGGCAAGCAGAGCGTGATTACAACATTGCTTTGACACGTAGCCAAACAGGTGTGTCGATAGCCAGCGTTTACTATATTTTTAAGCAGGCGGGCATTCAAACGACATCGGAGCGCACCGAGAAAATTAAGTCAATCGTAAAATTAGCCGACAACCCAAAAGAGGCATTGGAAAAGTTGAATATACCTTTGACCGATGCCGAGCCATTTATTGTCACAAATGAGCAACGTGGCGAGCCGACCGAAATTGACCAAATTGTTGAATTGATAAAACTCAATAGCGTAAAATTTAACGAAATTACACGAAACTTTGAGTTTAATGGCGAGGAAATGACCGACCGGGTACTTGCAAATTTTTACACAAAGGTATGGCAAAAAATTGATGATGGCATAAGTAAGGATAAGATATTTACATTAATTCAAAATAGAGATAATTCAATCAGCTACAACCCCATACGTGATTGGTTTGAAAAAAATAGCCATTTGCAAACCGACAACGAATTTGAGAAGTTAAAGAGGTGTTTTAAAATTGAGCAGTTAATCTATGAGAATGATGGGGTGTACAATTTCGACCAATACCTTGATATCTACTTGAAAAAATGGTTACTTGGTTTGATTGGTTCGGCCTACGGCACTTATTCTTTGATGATTTTGGTCATTGCTGGGGAGCAAGGCATCAAAAAAACTGAATTTTTTAGGAACTTACTTCCGAAAGACCTGCGCAAATTTTACGCTGAAAGCAATTTGGATGAGGGCAAGGACTCCGAAATTTTAATGACTAAAAAATGGCTTATTGTGGATGATGAGTTTGGCGGTAAGTCCAAGAAAGATGCCACGAAATTGAAACGATTGAGCAGTCAGCAAACATTTAGCATTCGGATGCCATACGGTAGAGTGTCGGAGGACTTGATGAGGTTGGCCGTGCTGGGTGGAACTTCAAACGATGCCGAGGTAATCAATGACCCAACTGGCAACAGGCGCATCATCCCAATAAACTTGATTAGCTTTGATTTTGATGCTTACTTGGCCATTGATAAGGATAAACTTTTTATCGAACTTTACAACGAATGGAAATCGGATAAAGAAGCGTGGTTTTTAACCAAGATACAGATTGAATATCTCAATAAAGCTAACGAGAAAAATATTGAAGTGATGGGAGAGGTTGAAGTCATAAATAAGTATTTGACTCCCGACCCGATTTCCAAAATGACCAACACCGATATCGTACTTGAAATACAAAAATTGCACCCAAGTTTCAAAACGAACTCAAAAAGAATGGGGCAGGCATTGAAAAAATGTGGGTATGAGCAGCACATTTTGAGGAGCGGAAATAAAATAATTCGGGCATACGAGGTAAAAATTAAAGGAAGTGTAACAAGTTACTTTATTGATATTCAAGATGATATATTGTAAATGTTACACGTTACGTGTTTACACATCGTTTTTGAAATGTTATAGCAATAAAAATATGTGTGCGTGTGTGCGTGTGTGTGTGTGTGTGTGTGTTATGTAGTAAATTATGTGTAAATATGTGTAACATCTGTAACAAATCAATAGCAGTCAATGTTACGCATAAATAATAAGTGAAACAATTTGAAACAAGTGTAACAATGTTAAGAGAATACCAAAGAAAAGCAATAACGTTAATTGAGAGCAACCAAAACAAGAATGTTGCACTCCAAATGCCAACAGGAAGTGGCAAGACCTATACATTTTGCGAGGTCGCTAAAAGGCATTACGCTGAAAACATCACAAGCGTGCTTATTTTAGTCCATAGGCAAGAACTACTACAACAAGCCAAAGAAAGTTTGGGAGAGCGTTGTTTTTTAATCGAGGCAGGTATCAAATCAATACCCGGTGATTATGCCTATTATGTGGGGATGGTTGAAACGGTAAACAGGAGGTTGAAAATAATGCCTAAATTCGGTTTGGTAATTATTGATGAGTGCCATATCGGTAACTTTAAAAAAATGCCATTCTTTGAGCAACCGCATTGCAAAGTATTAGGTGTTACTGCAACACCTATTGCTGAACATCCATTGGCTAACTACTACGCTCAATTATTGCAACCTGTGACCATTACCGACTTGATTGATAATAATTACCTGCTGAATTGCGAGGCCTACGGATTTGCGAGTGATTTGGTTGGGGCGCAAAAATTTAAGGTAAAGGGAGGTGATTTTGATGAGGCGCAGATGGAGGAGTTTTATTCAAGTGAGAAGATGGTTGCGAATGTGATTGAAAGCTATTGGAAGTTGAGCGCGGGCAAAAAAACGCTGATATTCAATGTGAACTTGAAGCACAATGATGCCGTTTACTATGCTTTACTTTCGGAGGGTTTAAACGTGTATAAGTTAACAGGCGAAACCGAAAAAAAGGAACGTGCCGAGATATTGCAGAAATTCAAGTCCGAACGTGATGCCATCATCTGCAATGTTGGAGTGTTAACCGCTGGGTTTGATGAGCCGAGCATCGAAACCGTAATACTCAACAGAGCCACCAAGTCATTGTCATTGTACCTGCAAATGATTGGCCGAGGGTCACGACTGCACACCAACAAGGATAAATTCACGGTGATTGACTTGGGCAAAAACACCATAAGACACGGACAATACACCGACTATTTTGATTGGCAAACATATTTTGAAAAAGGAACGAAAAAAGAAAGTACAAGCGCAGGGATGTCACCTGTCAAAGAGTGTCCAAACTGCGGTCATTTACAACACACAAGAAAAGTGCAATGTGAGAACTGCGGTCACGATTTTGAAGAGGAAAGAGCCAAGCAAGTTATTGAGGAACGAATACAACAACTCGTAAAACTAACAAGAGAAAAACCAATGAATATACCAACAGACCACCTATTCCAATTAGCCGAGGAGCGCAGTTGGAAACCTTACGCAGTATTGCACAAAATTTGCGACCACATCATTCAATACGAGTTGAAACATTCGCCAATTACTACACACGAACATTCGGTTAAGATGGCAGGTGAGCAGTTGTCTGTTTGGTGCAAAAAGTACGAAAAACAAAATAATAAGTGGCATCAAGAATTTATTGTAAATTTGCTCAATGAAAAGCGACAAAAAGCAATCGGAGGATAAAATACATAGCGACTGCTACGTATGGTTTCACAACACCTATCCACAACTGCGTGGGTTATTATGTTACAACCTCAACAATAGTAAGAACCGAATTGATGGCGCAAGAAACAAGGCCAAGGGATTGCAAGCAGGTCGAGCCGACTTCACATTCTACTACAAAGGTCAAGCAATATTCATTGAGATGAAGACCGACACAGGTAAGCAACACATAGAGCAAAAAGCGTGGGAGCAGTTGGTCATCGAACACGGCTTTAAATATTGCGTTTGCAGAAGCGTTTTGGAATTTCAAGAGATTATACTTACCTTTGTCGCAAAATGCGTTTAAAAGCGAAATAAATGGCATACGGAAAGAAATCGGGTGGGGGTAGTCGAAAGGGCAGACCTAACCAAGCCACAATGAAAGCCAAAGAAATGATTAACACGGCCATCGATGGGCAGTTGTTACATTTTAATGACACGATGAACCAAATAAGAGAGGACAACCCAACTGATTGGGCAAAGATAATGGTATCAATGTTCAAATTTGTGATGCCTGTTAAGTCCGATGTAAGTGGGGAAGTAACATTGTCAACAATCAAAGTCATTCGTGAGTGAAATCCAAATCAAACTCCGCAAACGACACGCAAATCAGCAGCACATTATTGATACTGCCAAGCGTTTCAACGTGCTTAAGTGCGGTCGCAGGTTCGGCAAGACATCGTTAGCAGAGGAGTTAATCATTGAACCTGCATTGGATGGCTTCCCGGTAGCGTACTACGCACCAACATACAAGGATTTAGAGGAGTTTTGGAACATCATCAAGCACATTGTACACGATGTCATCAAGTCCAAGTCCGAGCAGTTGAAACAAATACGATTGATTACTGATGGTGTAATTGATATGTGGTCAATGGATGACCCCGATAGTGGTCGAGGCCGTAAGTATAAGCGTGTTGTGATTGATGAGTGCGAGAAAGCGAGCCATTTACAAACCGCTTGGAATGGAACTATAAGGGCAACGTTAACCGATTTCAAGGGTGATGCGTGGTTTCTTTCAACCCCGCAGTTTGGCAAGACCTATTTCAAAGAGTTGCACCAAAGAGCAACCGTTGACAAGTTCATACACGAGTGGCAGTCGTGGAAGTTCAGCACGTATGACAACCCATTTATAGACCCCGATGAGATTGAAAGCGCAAAGTTAACAACCGACCCATTATTCTTTCTGTGCGAGTACATGGCCGAGGATGTGAGCATTGGTTCAATGTTGTGGGCATACGCTTACGAGCCGAGTAAACACTTGGCCGAGTTCGACCTCAACCCAGCACGCGAAACGATATTGTCGTTCGACTTCAACCGCAATCCAATGACCTGCTCCGTGGTTCAAACGGATAGGTTCAACTCGATTGATGTGTACGAAACCATAAAGATACCCAACTCCGACATCTACCAAATGTGCGACTATATCAAGACCGTGTACGGCAACCGTTTGTACATCGTAACAGGTGATGCATCGGGCAAGTCGGGCAGCGCAATGGTAGCGGATAACCTCAACTACTACAAGATAATTGCAACACAACTCAACTTGAATATGCGACAATTCCAAGTGCCTACTATCAACCCAAAGATAGCCGAGAATAGAGTGCTTGTCAACTCGTTATTGAGCCGTGGCAATGTACGATTGAATAAACACAAGACCAAAGCACTTCAATTCGATTTAGAAAACGTTTCGGTGTTGGCTGATGGTACATTGAAGAAGCAAGACCGTAACGACCCTGCACAACAGGCCGATGCACTCGACACGTTTCGGTATGCTTGCAACGTATTTTTAAACAATTTTATTACAACCTAATTAAATTTTACTACATTTGCAAAGATGTATTCCGTAATTATTCCGACACTATGGCGCAGCACACGCACGCTGCGATTGATAAGCGACCTTGTGCAATGTAGTCGTGTTGGCGAAGTCATCATCATTGACAACAACAACGGTCAAATAGCGGAGGGCGGTAAAGTTAAAATCATATCGAATGGCAAAAACAATTATGTCAATCCGAGTTGGAATATGGGAGTATACGCTGCTACCTATCCATTTATCGCGCTTTGCAACGATGATATCAATTTCAATGCCAGCAAGATGTTTGAATTAGAACCCGATTACGGTGATATAT